TTTATTAGGCAATTATTTTGAAGAATTTGGACAGTATAACGCTAAAATGGGGCAATTCTTTACACCAGTTCATCTTTGCAACTTAATGGCTCAATTTACATCTGATGACGCAAATGATGGCGAACAGCTAACAGTTAACGACCCTTCGTGTGGAAGCTCCCGTAATCTGATTGCACATTGCAGAAAGCACCCAAACAATAGATTCAGATACTTCTACGTTGGGCAAGATTTGGACAAAAGATGTTGCCTTATGTCTGTTCTCAATTTCGTAATGTTCGGCATGTCTGGCGTAATTATACACATGAATTGCTTATCTCTTGAGATATATGGAGGTTGGCGGATATGGATGCCAGAAACATTGTTAGGCGTACAACCGTTGAATGTGGAACAATGTAATCATTACATATTCAGAGAAAAAGAATCGCAAGTCGAAGTCGCTAATTTTATTATTGAGCCAAAAATTCAATCACAACAAACCCTATTCTAATGCTCCAAAACCTCTACCAATGCCCTAACGATGATTTGATAGATGAAACGAACCAATTAAAATTATTTTAAAAATGAAGAAATTTATATCATTTAGCGGAGGAGTAGAAAGTACAACCATGTGCATATTGTATGGGAAAGGGGCTACGGCTATATGGTGTGATACGGGAGCAGAACACGAATTGATGTATAAAAGAATTGACGATGTCGAGCAAGTACTAAAGCAATTGCATGGGGGTGATTTCTATGTAATTCGGGTGAAAAATATTAAGCACAATTCCTTAGAAGAATACGCAAATAAAGCCAAGTATATGCCAAGTGGGCAAGCTAGATATTGTACACGAATGTTCAAAATTGAGCCAATAGATGACTTCTTAGCAACACAAGGGGATTGTGAGTTAATGATAGGATTTAATGCAGATGAAGAAGGCAGAACTGGGAATTTAGAATTAAAATCAAATGTAACTTATACCTACCCGTTAGTCAATGATGGATTAGATAGAAATGATTGTGAGGAGATTTTAAAGAAATATGGATTACACCCAAATTTTCCTGCATATATGCTTCGTGGAGGTTGTAGAATGTGTTTCTTTAAAAGCGAAAAAGAGTATAGGGCATTATATTATTTGAATAGAAATGAGTTTGAAAAAATGATAGAATTTGAAAATGGGATGCAAGATAAAAGGCTACAATTTTATTCAATAATGGGTAACAAAAAAAGTTTAACACAACTTAAAAAAGAATGTGAGAATGAAATCCAATTCGATTTTAAACAAATCTATGACGATTACAAAAAAGAAAATAAATCATGTGGTGCATTTTGCCATAGATAAAAAATAATTATATGCAACCTATAAATAACACCATCCAACAAGTACTCCTCGAATTAAAACGCCAAAAGAAAGCAGAATCATTCCCTGACCATGTATGCGCACAGGCGAATAGAATCATGTGCAGTGCTGGTTCAATATGCGAAAATGCGCACTTGATTAAATATGAGAAAGATGGTATTGGAAATTTGCCATATCTAAAACATTCCCTCATCTCCACAATGGCTGTATGCCTTAGAATGCTTGAAGAAATCGAAAAATAATTCTTGTTTGAATAGAAAAAATAGTATATTTGTTCTCGCAAGATAACCCATAATGACCAATGTATTCACATACTCAATTTTTTAACGTCCCCCATCTCGCACATTCATTGTGTCAGCGGTTACTTGCATCTTCGCTAGGTGGGGGCGTTATTTATATTTAAAATAATTTGACTATGGAGAACATTAAATTAGTATTTCTAGGTACAGAAGAAAGTGACACGCATGAATTTGAACTTATTTGCCATGTAAATCATCGGGATGAGATTTTTATACAAATATCAGACCCAAATGGCGATGATGTATATGATTCTCAATTCATAGCATTAAGTAAGGAAACAGCTATTAAATTACATGAATATTTGGGGAAACAAATATCTTACATTCAGGAGGATGTTATATATGAATAGTTATGAATTATCAAGAAGATTTTTTGATTGGAGTTATGAGAATCCAGAAATAGTTACACCTAATCATGTAGCATTATATTTTTTCATTATAGAGCATTGCAATAGGTTAGGGTGGAAAGAAAAATTTGGTCTACCTACTACAATGGCTAAAGAGGCAATTGGTATAAAATCGTATAATACTTATATTAAATGCTTCACAGATTTAGAGAAATATGGGTTTATAAAAATACTAGAAAAGTCTAAAAACCAATATTCCTCTAATATAATTGCCCTGTCATTTTTTAATAAAGCACATGACAAAGCACTAGATAAAGCGTTAATAAAGCATAGTACAAAGCAAAGCGAAAGCACTATACAAAGCATTGATAGTATAGATAAACAATTAAACAAAGAACAATATAATAATAATGAATGCGATTCTGAAATTTTAGAAGAAAATGAATACCCAAATGAATTTTTAAAAATTGAAGATTGTAGGATTAAATATGATTCAAATTACCAATCGCAAAAAGAAGCCATTTGCATGAAGGAAAAATTGAACTTAGAAAAACTAAAATTATTTCAAGATGAATTCGACCTTCATGTTAAACGAACAGAAACCCAAAAAGTATTAACAAATTACGTTTCTCACTTCGCTAATTGGACCGCAAAACTAACCAAAGAACAAAAACTAGAAATTTTAAACAAAAATAACCCAGCACTAAAACCACATCCATATGCACAATTCGGGTTCGGAAAATAATTATAAAAGCTACGTTCACTATTCAGAGGAACTAGAAATAGGAATAATTGGCATTTGCCTTTTAGAACCTAATCAAATTTATTTGGTATCGCAATACCTTCAATCTTCAAATGTGTTTTATTTTGATAAGCATAGAATCATTTATGAAGCCATGTGTAGAATCATGGTGAACGGTGGCAAAGTTGATTTACTTACGATTTGCCCAGAAATATATTCAGTTGAAGCAAACACAAAAGGAGAATACGCTACTACTAAATGGAGTTGGGAATGTGGGCGAATTATGAAAGATGTGGTTAGCGGTGCGCACATCTTAGAATGGTGTCAAATATTAATTCAATTTTGGATTAAACGACATTCGATAGAATCAGCTAGTAAAATATTCGGTGATTCAGATCCATTGAAAGCTAATCGAGAATTAAGTGAATCCATCCAAAAGGCAATGAGTTTTAAGAATGTGAAAGATTGGAGCGATATGTCACAGGTACTACTTGAACTTAGCCAACGTAGGGAAAAAATAAAGAACGGTGAAATATTCGGAGTTCCTACAGGTTTTGCAGATTTTGACGAAGTAACGGGCGGAGGATTTGAAACTGGATTCCATGTTATTTGCGCACGTCCTGGAATGGGCAAAACTGCGTTAGGTTTGGCATTTGCTTTAAATATCGCAAATAATGGCGATGCAGTGGGGGTGGTTTCGTTAGAAATGCCGAATGTTCAACTAGCTTCACGATTAGTTTCGAACTTTACCGGCATAGACTTTAGAACAATTTTCAGAGGGCAAAAGCTAAATAGTCAATTCTATTCAAGTAATGTTGATGCGGAAATAAACAAGGCACTTGCTAAAATGTCAAATTTGCCTATTTATCTCGAAGATAAGCGCAGTATGAATATTTTTGAACTAAGGTATAAGGTAGCCAAATTAAAGAGGGAAAAGAAGGTAAAAATCATATTCATTGATTACTTGCAACTAATGGAAGTTGAAACCGAAAAAGGACAAGCAAGATATGTGGCAGTTGGTAATTTGTCAAAAGGGTTGAAAAACTTGTCGAAGGATTTGGATATTCCGATTGTTGCACTTGCACAAGTGAATAGAGAATCAGAGGGCGCAGACAAACAAAGTAAGCCAGCCAAACTAAGCCAATTAAGGGAAAGCGGTTCTATTGAGCAAGATGTGGACATGGGAATAATCATTGACAGACCGTATGCCAGAGGTGTAACACAAGATGAGAATCAAGTAAGTATGGAGAATGTGGCATTTTTGGATATTCAAAAACATAGAAATGGAGAAACTAAAACCATTCCTATTGGATGGGATTCAAAAACTATGAAATTCTATTGTCCTAAAACTGCATTGAAACCAGACTTTAGTAGTCCACCTGTAATTAACCTAGACTTTTAATTTACCATTTTAAAAATAAAGCATGAAACTAAACACATCACACATAGGCTCAACCAATCAAGTGAGAGTACCAGTATCAGAATTTAGAAAGACTTTTAAGCCGAAAGCGAAGCCTAAGCACGAAGAAAGCAGTTTGCAAATTGAATGTGTAGCGTGGTTCAGAAGTGAATATCCTAAACATGTAATATTCAGCGTCCCTAATGGAGGAGCAAGAAACAAAATTACTGGCGCAATATTGAAGCGTGAAGGTGCAATGAGAGGTGTACCAGACTTGCAAGTTTTATACGCTAATCATGGCTATTTCGGGCTGTTTATCGAGATGAAAACCACAAAAGGCGTACAATCCAAAGAACAAATGCAATTTGAAGATTATTGCGTAAAATTTGGATATAAATATGTGATTTGCAGAAGCAAAATAGATTTCGTAAAACAAATCAGAATGTACCTTCATAATCCTTTTTAAAATAAACACAAAATAAATTAGGTATATTAAATATTCAATGTACTTTTACGCACTAAAATAAAATAAATGGCAAAGCAAATTAAAGAACAAGAGGAAAAAAGATTTAAGAATCTGCAGCTTACGGATAGGGCAATTGAAGCCATCACGATAGCTGGAATAAAAACTAAACCAAAAAAAGTATTCAAATTGAAGGCCGAAAGCATATTGGAGGACTTCGCAAAACAATACACCGCACAGAATGGATAAGCCAATTACATACGAAGAATATTTAAGGCTATTCGAGGAGCGTGTAATGCTTGAGAATACATTAGAAAATCTTAGCATTTTTGATAAGTGTATGGATAAGTTTATTAGGCTAGAAAAATACTTGGAGCAATTAACCAAGATTACTAGACGCTATGTGTATCAAGAAGAATCTGAACGGGAGAAAGTAAGAATCAAAATTAATCGTACATTTGAGAAAGAAAAATAAGGATGGGAGCACCAGCAGGTAACCAATTTTGGAAGTTAAGAAGTAAGCACGGGAGGGACAAATTATTCAAATCCCCACAATTGCTATGGGATGCAGCATGTGATTATTTCGAGTGGTGTGAAAGTAATCCACTATATGAAACAAAGGCATTCGCATTCCAGGGGATTGTAACAACAGAGGAACTGCCTAAAATGAGAGCAATGACAATGAGCCAACTATGCTTTTACCTAAATTGTAATGAAGCATATTTTAGGACATTTAAGGCACAATTGCCAGAAGGGGAAAAAGATTTTAACACGGTCATAAAGGATATTGAACAAACAATTTTTAACCAAAAGTTCCAAGGGGCGGCAGCCGACCTTTTAAATTCAAATATTATAGCTAGGGATTTAGGATTGTCGGATAAATCAGAAATCAAGCATGAAGGCTTAAAAATTGGTAAGAATTTAGAAGATGAAAGTTACATTCCGTAGAAGTTGGTTTAATGATTTATACTTCATCTTGAACGGGATTATTAAAGATAATTCTATTAGGACCGTATTAGTATATGGCGGTAAATCAAGTTCTAAGACTATTTCACTATGTCAAGTTTTGTGCAAAGAATCAGTGGTCCATGGGGTTTCCTCAATAGCATTCCGTAAAGAATCTACTATCATTAAAACCACTTTAAAAAAATCGTTCAATCTATCCATTGACAAAATGTATCTATCCCCTGCATTCGATAGGCTTGAATTTGTGTATAGAAGCAAGGTGAATGATTCGGAGATAATACTAAAAGGATTGGATGATCCAGAAAAAGCAAAGGGGATTGAATCTTATAAATATGTTTACCTCGATGAGTTGAATCATTTTGAATACACTGAATTTGAGCAATTCAATTTGTCACTTCGTGGAATTATAGGGCAAAAAATATTTGCTTCATGGAATCCAGTTGATGAAAATAGTTGGGTTAAGACGGAAGTAGTTGACAAAAATAAATGGACAGATACTGATAAATTCGGAACGCTACCAGACCCAAATTCATTTATTCGCATTTCGGAAGATGGCAAAACGGTACTTATTCGCACAACTTACAAAGATAATTATTGGATAGTTGGTAGTCCTTGTGGGACTTATGGTTATCGAGATGAAAACTTAATTAGCGAGTATGAAGCACTTAGAACAAGGAATTACAATAGTTACAATGTGAATGTATTGGGGGAGTGGGGCAAAGTAGTATTTGGTGGTGAATTTCTTAAGGAGTGGAAAAGTGAATTACATGTACAGCCTAGCCCATATAATCCAGATTTGGCAATACATTTAATTTTTGATGAGAATGTAAATCCTTATTTCCCTTGTGGAATTTTCCAAGTTAGCCAAGATGAAAAGGAATTTAGGTTAATTGATTGCCTAGCATTAAGGAATCCAGAAAACAATGTATCGACAATGTGTAGGGAAATTACACGCAAATTGCATACATGGGGGCATAAGGGAGTTGTTTATGTTGGTGGTGATGCAACTAGTAAGAAAGCGGATGTTAAGCAGGAAAAAGGGCATGATTTATTTTATTTGATTATGGCAGGATTAAAAGAATTTGCACCACGAAGGGCGGTTTTAAGTTCCAATCCATCGGTGAGAATGTCTGCGGATTTCTTCAATGAGATTCTAGGCAATGAAGTTTTAGGTTTAAAATATCGTGTTGATCCTAAATGTAGAACGGTAATTGCAGATTACGAAAATACGAAAGAAGATAAGAACGGGGGCGTTGATAAAAAGACCATTACTGACCCAATAACAAAAGTAGCTTACCAGCCATTCGGGCATTTTACCGACCTTACACGCTACTTTATTTGCTTCACATTTGCCAAACAATATGCAGAATATCAAAGAGGCGGTGCAATTCCTGCAATGAAGACGGGCGCACCTTCGAAAAATAAATATTAATTCTAAAAATAAATGTATAATTTTGCGTAAAGAATACAAATGGGCTATCTAATACGCAATGATTATAAAGGATTGATTCAGACCGATAATTTGGCGCAAATTTTAGGTACAGATTATACAATTCTTACACGTGCGGAGGCAGTGGCACAAAGTGAAATAGTAAGCTATTTAACGCAGAAATACGATACAGCGAAGGAATTTACAAGTACATTGCTATATGCTTATGGTGTCACTAGAAATGCTAAAGATAGAGTGTATCTTGATGCAACTGCATATAGTGGCAGTTCTACTTATGCTTTAAATTCCTTAATGCTACTTAATTCAATGGTGTATAGGTGTACTACTGCAATCACATCCCCAGAGGGGTTTGTTTCGGGGCATTGGACATTAATTGGTAATCAATATGATATTTACTACGCATCAAATCCTTACCCGGATTGGAACTATTATACAGAATATGTGACGGGTAACCAAATATTTTACAAAAATAAAACATACACTGCGTTAAGCGACAACACAGCATTAGCACCAGATAAGAACCCTACATATTGGGGGAGTGGCACAACTTACACCGTTGCAGGTTCAATAGTTCCAACGGATGCAACGAAATGGACATTGGGGGATAATCGTAATGCGGAGATGGTTCAATACATAGTCGAAGTTGTGCTGTATCATGTACATTCGAGAATTGCACCCAGAAACATTCCAAATTTGCGTGTTAAAAGATACGATGAAATTATATCTTGGCTAAAAAATGCGTCCAAGGGGGATTGGTTAACTGCCTCACTGCCTAAGATACAGCCTAATAGTGGGATGCGTACAAGATGGGGTTCTAAATTGGCAAAACAAAATAATACTTACTAATGGCAAATAGAATCCAGACATTTATAAATAAAATAGCACCAAAGAAAAAAGAAGGGGCAAGAATATCATTTGCACCAAGTCAATTAACAAGGATTCGCCAAGATGCAGAAACAAGGCGTTTGGCAATGATTGAAGCTGAGCAATCCTATTTCCCTTTTCGTGTTAAGTTGCAAAGGCTGTATCTCAACACAGCTGAAAATGGGTTCATTATGGCGTGTATTGAGCGGAGAAAGGATTTAACATTATTACGCAAATGGCAATTCTTAACACCAAATGGAACAGAGGATAAAGCTACAACAGATTTATTTTTCTTTACCGATGCGAAGGGGGCAATGGTAAAAAAGGAATGGTTTGCTAACTTTATTTCCTTTGCACTTGACTCGGTTTATTACGGGTATTCTTTAATTTATTTGGGTGACATAGAAGATAATGAATTCAAAAATACAGAGGTAGTAAAGCGTTGGAACGTAAGCCCCGATAGGATGATTGCTTCGCGATACGAATACATGACAACTGGAGTGGCATTCAACGATGATTCGGATATTGCCAAAAATCATGTTTATGTATCAACTCCAAATAAACTTGGAACTTCTATATGTGGTTTTGGACTATTCTATGAAGTTTCCGTTTATGAAAATATTTTGCGCAATTTGATAGGGTTCAATAGCGATTATGTAGAAGTAAATGTAGCACCATTCAGGCAAATAAAGACCTATAAGACCGAAGAAATAGAACGTGAGGCGTTGTATCAAGCTGGATTGAACATGGCTTCTAATGGTGTGGCGGTAACGGACAAAGAAGATGAAATAATATTCCATCCGTCTGGTAGTGGAACGGGCTATGTGGCTTATGATAATTTTGACGCAAGATTAAAAGATGAGATTGCACAATTGATATTAGGGCATTCCGATGCTATTAAATCCGTTCCAGGCAAACTTGGAAACGATAAAAAAGAATCACCGGCACAACAAGCATTAGAAGATAAGCAAACAAAGGACGGTGAATTAATACTTAGCATTGTCAATCGTCTTTTATTTGACAAAATGAGGGTATTAGGGTTTAATATTCCACAAGGAACTACAGCGGTGTTACTCAATGACAACGAAGAAGTCGAACACGCAAATAATTTAAGTACCTTAGCTACTAATATGCTTAAAGGTGGATTGCAAATGGATGCTGAATATTTCACAGAACAAACACATATACCAATTACGAAAGTAGTTGCACCACCGCCAATGGACAAAGGATTCACTCCAAAAATTGCCAATAAATTAAAAGAGATGTATGGCAAATATTAAATATAGTGATATCCAGATAGAAGCCATGATTAAAGGCATTGAGGACGGTTCTATTGACGAATGGAATCTGCCAGAGGGTTACTATAATGCTATTACAGATTATTTCAAAAAGGGTATTTTTGAGGGATTTGGTTCAAACTTGCAAACAGCTAGTAAATTGGATTTCCCATTATTAGAAGAATTGGTCACAAATGCTTATATGTTTGGAGCTGCTAAAACTTTTCAGCAAACTAAAGAAATATCATCGTTGCTAGTTGACGATGAAGGCAATGTAAGAACTTCGAGAGAATTTAATAAACTAGCAAGGGAAACGTACGATAATTGGAATGACAATTGGGGGCGAACTGAATACAACACCGCTATTGCACAAGGTGATGCAGCGGCGAAATGGAATGAGATTGAAAAGCAAAAGGATATAATGCCAGTATTGGAATATTCGGCAATTGGTGATGCTTGTGATATTTGTCAACCGTTGGACGGATTAACCGCTTTAGTTGACGATCCTATTTGGGATGACATAGCACCAACTAACCACTTCAATTGTAAGTGCCTACTTAAACAGCATGGAGAAGATAAGGCGTTAACACAAGACACTAAAACAATAGTTGAACCCGTTATTGAGAGAATGAAAGAAAAAGGTCAGGATATATTTATAAATAACGTTGGGAAAACGGGTGAGATATTCACTAAGGACCATCCGTATTTTGAAACAAAAAAAGAGTATGTGGATTATGCAAGAAGAAATTTTGATTTACCTTTACCAAAATTCGCAGAGCAAGAATGAGTTTAAAAATAATAAATAAAGGCTACAAAGCAAATATAGCAATTGACATGGTGAAGGCTTGTTTATTGCATTATGCTAAGTGGGAAAGACCTGTTGAGGCTATTATATTAAGTCCTAAAATGTGGAATGAATTTACAAAAGGATTATGCCAACTTGAACCAGAAAAAGAATATGACATAAAATTTGCTGGTGAAGTTGAGTTTAAAAACTGCATTGTAAAAAAAGGTTCTGAATTTATGATTAAATCAATGACGGTCACACTTAAACAAAGGATATTGGAATAATGGCAAATAGTTTCAATTTTCAGCAAGTAAAACAAAACATTGAGCGTACAAAAAACGTATTGCCCGTTGTTTTGGCTAAACTTACCGAAAACCATTTTACCGAATCATTTACCAAAGGTGCGCTCGATGAGCATAAGTGGAAGGAGGTACAACGTAGAATACAAGGAACGCCAGAATATAAATATCCTAAAAAGAAGGGATTAAGTCGTAGGACTTCGCCCATTTTGGTTAGAACGGGAACATTAAGGCGCAAAGTATCAAGGTCGATAAGTAATGCCACTTGGTCACAAATTAGATTAGTTGTAGATTTGCCATATGCAGATGCACAAAATTCGGGAACGAATCAGATTGAAGCAAGACCTTTTATGATTCAAACCGAAAAATTAAAGCAAATGCAATTAAGTGCTATTGATAAAGAAATGGATAAAATTTGGAATGTATAAAATATTTATAAATGGCACGTACAGTACAGCAATGTAATGATTATATAGTGAGTAATTTGGTTACTCAATTTGCATCCGTTGGGATTACAATAAGTCCAACGCTATGGAGCAAAACTAACTTTATTCGTTTGTTATCTTGGTCCTTTGCCATAGCGCAAAGTCTAGGTGAGCAATTACAAGATATTGCCATTAGTAAAATGCAATCTATTGCAGATGTATCAACAGCAGGTAACGCTCCATGGTTACAAGATACGGTGTTTAAATTCCAATATTCAGCAACAACACCGCAATACTTAATATTCACCGCTGGAGTGCCATCTTATGCAGTTGTAAATGAATCGTTGAGAATCGTAACAGCGTGTTCAATAAGTACCACAGTAACCAATGTTGTAAATATTAAAGTGGCAAAAGGAACGACTACATTAGCTGCACTTTCTGGTCCAGAATTAACAGCATTGCAAGGGTATGTAGCCTTGAAGGGAACAGCAGGAATTGCATATAATGTGAGTAGTTCAGACCCAGATAGATTATACCTAGAAGGTACAATTTATTATAAGGGATTATATAGTGCAGTGATAAGTGCGAATGTAATTGCAGCGATTGATTCTTATTTATTGAACCTTTCTAAAACTCGTTTCGGTGGTGATATTTTAATGAGTGACATTGAGGGTGTAGTAAGGAATATTGAAGGTGTGAACGATGTAGTATTTGAACGAGTATCATTACGGTATTCTACACAATCTGTATTAGGTGCAATTGATTTAGTATTAGCTGGCGATTGGATAAATAGGAAGTACACATTCGGTTCTGGCTATTGCAAACAAGAAGATACAGCGACATACACATTTGCGGACAAATTAACCTTCGTAGCAGAATAAAATGAGTAATTTATATTCCATAAATACAGCACAGTTCGCAAGTGACGTTTTGCCAAGTACTAAACGAACCACAGAAAATAAAAGTTTTCTAGTCGGTTTACTTTCAGGATTCAAGCGCAAGTATCAATCATTTGTAGATTATAAAAATATTCCTACTTGGGCGGCAGGTACTTATTACAAGTACGAAAAGGTTGTATATAATTCTGTTTATTATATCAATAATAATTCAACGACAACAGGAACGCCTGGCGTAAGTGCGGACTGGGTAGCATTGAAATGGAGTGCAGGTACATACACTATTTACAGGCAGGTAATGTATTTGCCTACTGGTTGTATTTACGAATGTGTGGTAACTTCTACAGCAGGTATTCCTAGCCAATCGAGCGACTGGGTACAGATAGTAAATACGTTTATTGGAGTGGATGAAACACAAAAGTACGACTGTTCATTTATTGCACTTACCTATGCTTTGAACCGCAGGTTTATGGCGGTGTCGTATGCCGATCCATTAGTATTTACGCCAGCAGGTGATAATATATATTTGGAAATTATAGCGGATGGATTGGATATGTTCATTGTAGGATATACCGACACCGAATGTAGCTCTATTGGGTATGAAACATGTAGTGAGCAACTAACTTATGATGATACATTAAGTTATCAAAATGCCTTCAATATTCGAGTGCCTGTAGCATTATACAATACGCTAGGAAGCACCACTGCACAACGTACTGCATCCGTGCGAAACTTTGCGGACAAGTATATAGCCGCTGGTATTTATTACGACGTATTATCTTATTAAAATTTAAAATAAAAACATGAAAAATTTAGTTCTAGTTGATATAGTAACGGGCGTAGCTGCCAAGATAAAAAGCGGTTCATTGCAACATTTGCAAACTGCTTACACTGAAATGATTAAACTAGCGTGTCAAGCGGTTGCAGGTTCGGGATTTGACCCATCGGCTGTAAATACAGGCTATGTAATTTATGGGTGTACTAATTCTGGAAGCGGAGGGTTTTATGTGATTGCAGAAGGGTTAGTATTGTATAATGGAATTTTGTATAGAGTTCCTGCAACATCATTTACTACAAGTGGTGCGGATGTGCCTGTTATGACATTAACGGTGTCTTATACAACCGCAACAAATTACGACCCAGTATTATTCACCGATGGGAGTTCGCACAATATCCATCAAGATAAAACATTGGTTGTTAGTAGTGGAACAAGTGGAACTACATTATTGGATTATTCGGCTTTGGTATGGACTGGGACAGCTAGAACAGTCACGCCAACACTTACAGCGCATTATACAACAAGTTCAACGGTTAAGGTTCATAAGGTTGGAGGGCGTGTTGAGTTTAGTGGGGCATTAGTTTGCAATGCAAGTGCAGTAGCAAATGAAACAATTACTACATTACCAGTTGAATTTAGACCGTTGACGATTAGATATGTCACACATATATGCGATTCATTTGGGGGATTGCGATTAGTTACATTTAGGATTCAAACAAGTGGGGTTGTCGATATATTCGGGTGTGAAAATAAAGATGCAGGCGGTCCAACTGCAATTACTTCAATGACATTTTATTTAGACAACGTAGGATTCAGAATTTAAAAAATACAACTATGAAAAAACTATTCATTATCGCAACTTTAATACTCGCTTTTACATCTTGTAAAAAAGATTATTCATTAGAATATTTCAAAACTTATAATTCTGATGCACCAAATAGAATGATGTCAAAATCGAAAGGTTTTAAAAGCGTGGAATCAATTATTTATAAAAAATACACAGGCGATTTATTTTTAATAACTTTGTATTATTGGACAAATAAAGGGGTGGATTCTTCATTTGCACAATTTAACCACAACGGTAAAATGTTGACATTTGTAAACTAAATAATAAAATTTAATGTCCGAAAAAAAACCATCAGCAAGTCACCAAAATAGAGAAGTTGCGTATTTGAAACCATGCGACAAGATATTTATTTCTGCTTATCATAAAGTCCATGGAACGAGTAAATCGGACTTTATAAGTAATGCCGTGCATGACCATATCAAGGCTATTCCACAAGACGTTAGAACGCAAATATTAAGACGAGCGAAGTCGGATAATAAATATTAATTAAAAACGTGTGCCACTCTTTAAGAGTGGTTTTTTTATGTGTGCATTTTTACATCGAAATGTACACAGTAGACCCTAACGCAGATGAACCAATAATGCTTTTAAATAAGCAAATTGGTATGACTTGCAACGATGCAGGGGAGTGGGATGGTGAACCATACATTGACGGTGCTTTATTTCAAGAAGAATTAATGCAACTTGATACGTTAGGGAAAAAGAAAATAAAAGTGTGGATTAATTCGGGAGGTGGTTCTATAATTCACGCCATGAATATTTTTTCAGCAATTACGAAAAGTAAAACTCCCGTTGATACTTATAACATGGGTGTATGTGCTAGTGCCGCAGGTGCTATATTCATGGCAGGACGTAAGCGTTATATGTGCGATTATTCACAGTTCATGATGCACCCAGTTAGCGGAGCAGAGGACATGAAGGCTATGAACGCATTTAAAGAAAGTTGTGTAGCAATGTTGAGCGCGAAATCGGACTTACATCCAGACATGATTAGCTATATGATGGATACGACCACATGGATTGGATTAGATGATTGCCTAAAAAATGGCATTGCAACGGATGCAGATTATACCGTTGATTCAAATAAAAAGTATATGCCTTCAAATAATGTAAAGGAGATGTACGCTTATTCCAACAACATTTTACAACAAGAAATTTTAAACCTAAAACCAATAAAAATGGATTTTAAAAACATAACAAACAAACTAAAATTAGTTGAAGGGGCGAATGAAGCCACCATACTAAGTGCGATTAATCAATTAGAGTCGGACAAAGCCACAGCTGAAACAGCGTTGACAGAGGCTACGAATAAAGTCAATGAGTTGACAGCCGAATTAGAAAAAGCTACCAATGAGTTGAACGTAGCTAAAGAGGCTACTGAATGAGCTGAAAAAGAAGCGGAAGAAGTAAAGGCAGAAGCTGAAGCAACGGAAATGGTAAATACATTTAAGGCTAAAATTGGCAATGATGCAACGGTATTATATAAATGGGTGAATAAAGCAAAATTAGACCTAGCAGGAACTAAGGAATTGCTTGAATCAATACCATTGAATAAAGTGGGTAACCGTATCGAAATGGGAGCAGAAAATGCACCTAAAAAAGTAACGGTACAATCTATTATGCAAGAAGTTCAGAACCGATTAAACTCAAAAAAATAAACCTAAAAATTTACTAACCAAAACAATCAATCAATAAACATGAAAAAAAATAAAATCATCTTATCGTTACTTGCCATCACAATGACAAGTCTTTGCCTTAGTGCTGTAACGGGAATAAATGCCTTGTACTTTGGTGCAGGTATTTTTGCAATCGGTTTGACTTACGGATTCGCTAAGAATCTATTTGGCACAACATTAAGTACTGGTGTTTTGAACACGGGTATTACGCTAACAGATACCACCTATGCAGGTGAGGCGGCGGCTACGCTAATCGTTCGTGCAATGACTAACAATGTAATGGCTCAAGGTGGGCATATGTACATTAAAGACGGTATTAAAAAATCATTCACTATTCCACGTTGGGATATAACTTTTGAAGATTTTGTACAAGATGTAAAAGCAACACCAACTCCAGGTATTGAAGTTGAAACAGTTGACGCTAAAGTGTTGACTACATCTGAATACATGATTTACCACGAATTTAACCCACGTGATTTTGAAGATCATTGGTTTGCTCAACAAATCGGCGGTAATACATTGTTAGATTCTACTTTACCATTTACCGTTGAATCAGTCTTAACGCAAGAAGTATTAAAAAGAAATGGAGCGTTTGTAAACAAATTAGTATGGAATGGGTCTAAAGCCTTGACTACTAAAATGAAGTACATTGATGGATTCAAAACAAAAGCAACAGCTTCATCTGATACGGTAAAAACGGGTGTGTCAACAGCATTTACAAACGTTAATATTGCAACTCAATTACAGTTAGGTTATGCTTTGATTCCAACAGCATTGAAGTATCAATCATACGCAAACAATGATGGTACGGTGAATAGCAAGTTGAAAATATTTGTTTCTCCATTGACATTTGATTTGTATTGCCAATACCAAATAGCACAAGCGAATAAGGGCGTAGACGTGACAAAAGTAGGTGTAGGCACTTATAGAGGAATCACACTTGTACCTATACCAGATTTTCCTAATGATTACTACATGATTGCAGTAGGACAGCCAGATATGAGTTCTAACTTATGGATGGGTATGAATTCAAGTGCTGACGAATCAACAATTCAAATTGCTAAAAAACAAGCAAACAGCGAGATTTGGTTCATCAAAGGACTTGCAAAAATCGATGTTCAAATTGGCTGGAATGCAGAAACGGTTACCTACGAATAATATTAATTAATCACATAAAAAACTTTAAATAAAATGAGTACAACAGTAAGAATAGGGAGCGGAAGCTCCAAAGATAATACGGGTTCAGTATTACAATTCGAGAATCAAGGCACAAAGGCTTATTCAGCATCAGTTGCTATTACTACCTCCCAAAATGTATCAAATACACTTGTGACAATTGGACAAGCAACAGGCGCACTAGCATTAACGGTTGGCGTTGGGACGTCTACAACAGACCCTCAAGTAGGTGATAGATTGACTATATTAATGTCAAGCGATGCAACAGGTAGAGTAGTAACATTTTCAACAGGGTTTGCAAGTTCAGGAACTTTGACAATGGTAGCATCTAAAAAAGCAAGTGCGCAGTTCATTTTTGATGGCGTTGCATGGGTTGAAACTAACCGAGCTATTGGTGCATAATTCTTAACCTAAACAAATTTAAACCATGGCAGCACCTAGCATCCAATTTATTGAGGGAACGGGCGGACTCGGGAGAGCCTTACCAAACAATGACCATATAAGTGCGTTGTTATTTTACACAAGTGGAACTTTACCATCTGGATTTGCAACCACATCGGTTGCAACTAGATGCAAGGCGATATATAGTGCTGATGATGCAGTGGCAGCAGGTATTCTTAAAGACTATTCAGATGCAACATCGGCGGTGGCTATCTATACTTTCACAAATGCTGGGGCGACTGCTGATATAGTTGAGTTAAAGGTTGCTGATATTGCAACTGCAACGGGAGCAAGTCAATCCACTTCATTAGGTGCTTATACGCGTCTATCCACAGATACTACTGTTACTTTATTAGGGGCTTCTTACGCAGCATTTATAAATGCAGGAACAAATACACATGGGTACAGCGCAACCGCGGCTACAGGTGTACTAACAATTACAGCACCAAAGAGATTAGGGGCATACCTTAATGCTTTAACTTCAATTACAGCCACTATCACTGGTACTATTGCAGGAACAATAACACAGCAATTCGGGACGGGTTCTGGTGGCGCAACTGCTGGAGTAGCATCTCGTTTTATTCAATATTATTACCAAATTTCGGAGTTTTTTAGAATACAGCCTAAAGGTAAACTTTGGGTTGGTTTCTTTGGTGTGCCAGGTTCTTATACATTTAGCGAGGTGCAGGATATGCAACTTAATTCTAGCGGTGAAATTCGCCAAGTAGGTGTATTAAAAGATGCTGTATGGGCAAGTGCTGACTTAACATCATTGAATACTATTTGCAACACATTAAAAGGATTATACCAACCATTACAAGCTATTTATGCAGGTAATTTACCAGCCACAACGGATAGTACAACTATTGCCGATGTATAAACATTAACCGCTAATAATGTAATGGATTTGATAAGTCAAGACGGGGGCGGTTTTGGTAATTTCTTATACAAAATGAATGGAACATCTGGTATTAAATCCATCACGTGTTTAGGTGCTACATTGGGAATCACATCCCTTCGTAAAGTATCTGAATCAATCGCGTGGGTTGGTGTATCGAATATGAGTAATGGCGTAGAATTAGAAGTTCCCGCATTCTCTAATGGGCAATTATATTCAGCACTTTCAAACAATGCAATCGAGGCTTTACTTTCTAAGAATCATATATTTTTAAAGAAATTCCCTACTTACACGGGGACTTATTTTATTGACTCACGCATGTGTATTACTATATCCAGCGATTACGCTTACATGGAAGATAATAGAACGATTTGCAAGGCGGAACGGAATCTTTACATTGGATATATGCCTATGCTATCAAGTCCAATTACATTCAATTCAAATGGTACTTTAGCGGATAGTACAATTGCACTTTTCGAGTCAATTGGTAATACTGCATTAGACCAAATGATAAGAGATGGAGAACTTTCGGCAAAGGGCGTAGTAATTAATCCATCGCAAAATGTGGTAGCTACTTCTACCTTATCGGTTGCAATTACTTTAGTGAAAAATGGTGTTGCTCGAACTATATCAATTCCTATTCAATTTAAACCTTCAATAGCATAATATGACTCCATTAATTAACGGAACAAATTATTCCGCTGCCAATATATCTGTAATCATTCCTGTTCTAGGTGTAGTAATTGGAATTACCGAAATTAACTACTCAATGGAAACTGCGATTGATGACAATTATTCATTAGGACAAGACCCTACAAGTAGAGGAATTGGACAAAATAAGTATAGCGGTGACATTACAATTTACAAAGATGTTTGGAATAAAATTATAGATGTTTCCCCACAAAGAACACCGCAAAAATTGCCGATGTTCGACATTATAATTACCTATGGTGGTACTACTGGCGTAGCATTTAGAAAAGAAACTTTGAGAGGTGTTACTTTTAAAGCAAATCCAATGTCTGTGAAAGCTGGCGATACAAAATTCTTATGCAAAATTCCTTTAGCAATTGGCGGAATTGATTATTAATTTAGAATAAAAAATTTACATTTGTGAAATGAATAATGAAATAAATAACGAAACAAAAATAGCCGAGTCGCAAGATTCGGCTATTTCAACTTTAAGAGATAAGTTGACACAGGAAGAAATTGATTTGTATGATGCAAAATCGGAAACATTGGCAAAGGAATTAAATATTTCTCAAGTCCATGCTGTTGTATTTATCCATCCAACTACAAAAGAACGGGCGGTGTGCTATTTATCCGAGCCTAATTTTACAACTAAGTTGGCTATCATGGATAAGAGCCTAATGTTGGGAGTTTATCAAGCTGGCGAAGAATTAAGTAGAATTTGCCTATTAAAAGAACAGTCAGACCCTTGTACATACAGCGAACACCCTTCATGCGATAATTATAGAATGGGTGTGATTGAATATTGCCTATCTATGGTGTCAAGATTCCAAAATCAACTTAAAAAAAAATAGATGACGCATTGGAAAGCGTTTCTGAACCATGTGCATTGATAAGGGGAGTATTCCACGTTGATCCAAGAAAACTAAGTGAAGATGAATTTGTTGTTTTGTGGGCAGAAGCCAAACACTATTTAACCGTTGTACACCAAGTAAAATTTAATTAATGTCGAATGTAGTTGAATACATACTAAATCTAAAATCAAACCAGTTTGAAAGTGGTGTTAGTTCGGCTATTGGTTCAACTAATCGACTAGAGTCGGCAATGTCAAGTGTTAAGAATGCCGCAATGGGATTCTTTGGCGCTTATGCGGGATTTGAATTTATATCTTCGAGCGTTGAGATGTTTAACGATGCGGCGAAGGCTTCGGCGCAATTAGATTCAGCACTTAGAAGCACTGCCAATGCAGGTAATTTAAACCGTAAAGCATTAGATGAACAAGCGGACGCATTGATGCACAAATCTTTATTTGATGACGATGCAATCACAGCCTCACAAGCATTATTAGCAACATTTACCCAGGTTAAGGATAAGATATTCATGGATGCAATCCCAGCTATTGCGGATATGTCACAAGCATTAGGCATGGATTTATTGGGCGCAACTACTATGGTAGGTAAGGCGTTGAACGATCCTATCAAGGGAATAAATGCAATGTCTAGAGCAGGTGTATCATTTACAGAAGGTCAAAAAGAATTGATTAAAAGCCTAGTTGAAACTAATCATGTTGCAGAGGCGCAAAGCATGATATTAAAAGAATTACAAACCGAATACGGGGGGAGTGCAGAGGCAGCCTCACAAGTTGGAACTGGTCCATTGATGGTTTTGAAAAATGAATTTAATGATACTAAGGAAGCAATAGGAGAATTAGTTATGACTTTTGTAAACAACTTACGTCCACAATTGGA